CTGCTAACGTGGCGCTGGGGCTGTCGTCCGATGTTGTGGGCAAGTCACTGCGGCGACTTAAGGCGTTTGCCGCCCGCAGGGGCTACGCGCCGGGGCATTTCGAGAACGGCACCGCGCCCGGTTACGTCATGGGCAAGGTCACAGTTCAGCGCGCAGGGGACGGCACAGTTGAGCGCACTTGGGAGCGGCAAAGCCCTGATGCGAACGGGGCGCTTGTGGCGCTGGAGGCTGCAATCAGCAGTATTCTGGCGGACGCAAAGGGGAAAATCCCCAAGGTGGATCCACCCAATGTCTATGATGCGGACATATTGACCGTCATCCCGGTTGGGGATCCTCACTTCGGTTTGCTGACATGGGCGCAGGAGGTTGGTGACAATTTTGATCTCACGATAGCGGAGCGAATGACTTTCGATGCGGTTGACCGCCTTTGTTCTCTTACCCCGTCAAGCAACACTGCGATGCTGTTAAACCTTGGTGACTTTTACCACGCTGACAATTCCAGCAATAGAACGCCGCAAAGCGGGAATAGCTTAGACGTTGATGGTCGGTTCCAGTTAATCGCACAAGTAGGGCTGCGGGCGATGGCGCGCTGCATCCGCCGCCTGCTTGAGAAGCACGCCAATGTGATTGTGCGGAACAACCGGGGCAATCACGACCCGCATCAAGCGTATATGCTTTCGCTTGCCCTTGATGCGCTGTTTTCAAACGATCCGCGCGTTCATGTCGAAATGACGCCTAGCAGTTTTTACTATTACCGCTTCGGCAAAACCTTGATCGGATCCACACACGGGGACGGCGCAAAGCTGGCCGATCTTCCACTTATCATGGCGTCTGATTCACCCCATGATTGGGCGGCAGCGACTTGGCGCGTTTGGCATTGCGGCCACTTCCACCACGACCAGCTTAAGGATCATCCGGGCTGCACAGTGGAAACGCACCGGACCCTCGCCCCGAATGATGCATGGCATAGGCACCAGGGCTATCGTTCCGGGCGCGATATGAAGGCCATCATTTACCACAAAGAGCATGGGGAAATCAGCCGGATCCGGTGCGGTTTATCAATGCTGGAGGGTGCGTGAAATGTTGCCCAACTCGCTTGATTCCTATATAAAAAACGGGCCGCAACGGTGCTACCAACACCGCGCGGCCCTGACCACAAACGAACGGATGAGGTTCGATATGGCTGATAGCCCGATTAAGACTTGTTCAGTCTGCCAGCAAGAGAAGTTGCGCATAGATTTCTATAAGTGCGCTGGAACCCGCGACGGCCTGCGCTCGGCGTGCAAGCCATGCGTCAGCGCAACCAACCGCGCTTCGGTTTTAAGGCATCACGAAAAGCGCAAAGAGGAAAAGCGCGCTGTTTATAGGGCTGTCCGCGATACTCCAGAATACAAGGATTATCGGAAGGCCCATGCTCAAGCAACCAAAGAGCAAAAGCGCCAATACGATAAGCTTCGGCATTCGCGCCAAGCCGAAAAAGTGGTTGCCCGTGCTGTAGCTTGGCAGAAGGCTAACCCTTCGCGCCGTGCCGCGATAACCCGCTCTTATGATGCCCGCAGACGCTCAAAAGTCGGGGCAGGCGTGGCCACCGAAATACTGCGGCAATGGACCGATAGCCAGCGGAAGGTTTGCTACTGGTGCGGCATTAAGTGCGGCGATGGTTTCCATGTCGATCATTACGTTCCACTCTCTAAAGGCGGCGCGCATGAAATCGCAAACCTCGTGATCGCTTGCCCATCATGTAACATTAAGAAGAACGCAAAGGATCCGCTCGACTTTGCAAAGCAGGTGGGCAGGCTCTTATGACCCCGTTTGGCACCCCGCTTGACCGGCCAACCGTTCATTTGAACGAAATCGAGCAAAACCTTTCAGACGTTCCCGACCACGCCGACGCACTGGCGGGCATCCTGCGGCGTTACGCCAAGCTGATTAGCGAGGGCAAATCCGCAGAGGATGCCGCGCGCGAACTGCTCCCCATTATCCGCATTGCAGCGAGGTATGTATGAACCGCAAGCCGATCTTTGACACCGTGCGCCGTTTGCTTGGGCGCGGGTTTACCGGCGTGGAAGTGGACGAACTGGACGCGGCGATTGACGCTGCTGCCAGCCAGCCAGCACCCGCCCCGCTTCGCCGTTCGATCAACCGTGAGGGGCTTGCCATTGTGAAGGACAGCGAGGGGCTGGCCCTGAAAGCTTACGTCTGCCCCGCTGGCGTCCTGACGATTGGTTACGGCTCTACCGGCAATCACGTAAAGCCTGGAATGGTCATTACCGAGGCGCAAGCGGAAGAACTGTTGCGCTCTGATCTGCGCAGGTTCGAGGATTGGGTGGCATCGCACTGCAACCCGGCAACTGATAACCAGTTTAGCGCGCTGGTGAGCCTTGCGTTCAATATCGGGGAGGGCGCGCTCAAGACTTCGACGCTGCGGCGCAAGCACCTTGAGGGCGACTATGCCGGTGCGGCTGACGAATTCGGGCGCTGGAACAAAGGCGGGGGCAAGGTGCTGCCCGGTCTGGTCAAGCGGCGCGCGCGTGAGGCTGCGCTCTATCGGAAGGCAACCGTATGAACCGATGGAACGACCCCAAGCTGGCCCTATCCGGCATCCTGATTGCCATGTTCGGCGCTGCGTTTGCGTTCGATCCGTCTGATGAAGCGATGAAGGGCGCGCTTATTGCCGCCTTTTCTGCTGCGTATGGCTACTGGCTTGGCAGTTCGTCCGGCTCTGCGCGCAAGACGGATTTGATGGCGGGGGGCGATGATGCTGGCGCTTAAGCTGCTGGGCCTCTGGCGCTGGCTTAAATCCAGCCTCTCAGCGCTTCTAAGCCTTGCTGGGCGCTATCCCCTACAGGCAGCGCTTATCGTCGCTCTGGTGGCTTGTGGCTGGCTCTGGCACGGCAAAGGCAAGGCGCTGGCCGAACGTGACGCAGCCCGCGCCGATCTTGCCACCATCACCGCCGCGCAAAAGGAAGCCGCGCAAAAGGCAAAGCAAGCCCGCGCCGATGCGGAGAAACTGACGAAAGACCTAGCCGATGCGACCGATCAACACGCTGCTGACCTTGACGCTATCAGCCGCCGCGCTCTCGCTGACAGGATGCGGGGCCAAGCGCCTCGATGTGCATCCAGCGGAGCCGTTGCCGCCGCCTTGCCTATCCATTCCGAAAGCGATCCTGGAGCCGATACCGGGGGTGTTTATTTCACCGCAGCCGAAGCCGATACGCTCCGCCGCCATGAAGTGCGTTCCACAGCCTGTGCCGCATGGGGGGAAGCGTTGATTGCGGAGGGGTTGGCGGTGGGGGAATGACCCCGGAAGTGTGCTTCACTACTTGCTAGCGTCCTAGCTTTCGCATCGAGAGGCCTCCGGGGTTCTATATTCGCACACTAGCCTAACGCGCGGGGTTAGACAAGGCCTGGCAAGTTTTGATCGCTTTCTGACATTAGCCCACCCACTATGTCAGAAACCCCTGATTTCCTGACGTTCGGCTATTTGATCGGGTTTTGATCGGATCACCCTTCCCCCACGATCTTGGCCGGGTCGAGGGCGCGGATTGCTTCGCGCAAGGTTCGCCGGGTCCACTGACCAACAGTTTCGCATTCGCCCGACGGCGTCTTACTTGGCGCAACGGTTGCCGCCGCCTCAAGCGCCAACCGCGCGCCTTCCAGCTTGCCGCGTTGGTAGATGTTGGCGAAGGCTTGGACGGTCTTGTCGTCATCCCCCATTCCATCCAAAATGTATTCAAGCCCCCAATTGTGGCCAGCCTGTTCGGCCAAATAGTCGCGCGCGGACTGGCGCACTTCCTGCGTCACTTCAACCATCATGCGTCCTTTCCAAAGCGGCGGGCAACAGCGCGGGCAGTTATTAAGACGCCATCGCTTTCCAACCACTCCACCACATCGGCAATCGCCTGCTGGTAGCGCTTGTCGCCGTAGTCTCGGATAAGCGCGCAGTCCCGTATGTGTTGCGGACGGTCGGCGCACCCGCAAATCTGCGCAGCGAGTGCCGACACGTTCAGTTCGGCACTCATGCCAAAGCCCATCCGATTGCGGTATAAATCAGCCATGTCAGGCAGATCACGAAACCAGTCACCGGGACAGTAACCAAGGCAGTGAAATTGTAATCCCCTCGATAGTCCTGTGAGAACATCCACCAAAAGGCGGCAATGGTGATAATTGCCGGGATGATCCACCAGCCAAGCGTAATTGTCATGCCCATTTCAATTGCCCTTAATTGAAGAATAATAGTCAGACGCGGCTTCCCCGAAGTCCGGTTCCCCCCCGTTCGTTCCATCAATCCATGAATTGTGAACGTCCGTTGCCCCCGCGCAGTAGGCAGACATTACGGCATCGCGCTCCCGCTCCTCCGCCGCGCGCAGGGCTTCGGTCAGGCGGGTGATTTCGGCATCACTGGCGCGGGTGTTCCATGCATCTATTGGGTGTGTTTCTTCCGGCTGCATTGAACGAACATCACAGTGGACAGACATGGCGTCGCACTGGTTGCAGCCCACCCATGCATAAACTTCGCCAGTCGGGCCTTTGTCGCTATGGTATTCAGCATCACCCCCGCAAAACGGGCACGGCTTCAATTCACTCTGCATCACTGCCTCCTGTGGGCGGGGTGGGGAAAGCGTAAAGCGGGGTTTCGGTATACCCTAAGGCGCTTAAGACAGCAGGCTCATACCGCGTAGTGGTGCACGCAACTGTGCCGCCACCATACTCATACATCCAAGCCACCGGCTCCCGCGGCGCTGGCTGCATCGCTGCGATGAATGAAAGGACTTCATCAAGGGCTTGCCGAGACACCTTCACAAACGTGCCATCCATATCGGCCTGCTGCTGATGGTGCGTCAGGTTTTCAATGGCGGCGGCAGGCAGCGCTACCTTCTCAATATCCGTCATGCGTTGGTGTCCTTCTGTTGCGCGCGGAGAGCGGCGATGCACAGGGCGAGGGCGGGGGTGGGGCCACTTTCCGGTGGTAAGCCAGCAATCTCGCGGCGATTTAACAGTTTTGTTGTCCATCTCCCGTTTTCAAGTTCCGCTAGAATGCCTAGGAGGTATTCATCAGGGACCAGCGTCAGAGCGGCGTCAATGCTGGCGGTGTAGCGGAGAGCCTGCCACTCGTTGAAGTTCGGGACGACTTGCGAATACAGATCGAAATCCGCTCCACGCATCACGCACCAAATACGGCAATCCAACTCCCGATCCGGCCCCTCGGCACGTTCGAGGCGAGTGATAAGGTCAGTCACGAGGCGGCTCCTCCCCTTCCTTGGTAAACCATGCTGCCCTATTGTGAATTTCCGCTACAGAAAGTCGGCTATCCGACAAATACTTCACCCATCGCTGGTATCTGCCCCGTTCCTTGCGGGTCGGCTTGCGTGGCTTCGGACGCAAGTCTGAAAAATCGATATCCATCATTCTTCTCCCCAAACGATCTTGCCGCCACGGGCTGCAAGGGTGGCGTGGATTTCAGCGGCATTCTCGCGGCCAAACACCTCCACCAGCGGGTCGGGCTTGGGCAGGATGAAGGGGGCGAGGAAGTCACCCGCGCCATTCCGGTAAAACGTATCAAGCATGTCCTTTGCGCGGTAGGCCACCTCACTAAACCGCTCTTCCTGTTCCCGCAGTTCTGCGGCGTAGCGGGCTTCGCGTTCGAGCAGCATCGCCGTCCTTTTTTCGTAGCGGTCCTTGTCTGCCTGATGGCGGGCTTCGGTGGCTTCGATGTAGTGGGCGGCACCCGTAGCGCAGTCCCTATAATTGATGGGAAGCGCCTTGTTGGTGGCGATCAGCATAAGGCTTCTCACCAGCGCTTTTGCTTCGGTGTCGGTCATTGGGGTTCTCCTAGGGCTGCGCGGGCGGTTTCCTGAAGCAATGCAACGCTTGCGATTGCAGGGTTCACGTCCCGGATTACTTCCAACCCGTTAATTCGGCGCGACCTTACGCTGTCCGCAACGGCGCAATCGCATGGGCCGGGAGTGATTGCGGGCGCGCTAGAGGTCGCACAATCTGACGCGTGGTCAGAAACGCCGGAAAGCTTGACATAGCTGTCAGCTAAATCCTCCCTCAACCGCGAGTTTTCCGTTTCCAGATAGCGCAAGCGCGCGATCATGGCGGGGGCGGAATTGTGGAGGGCGACGATTAGGGCGGCGTTGGCTTCGCATTCATCGTCCGTGTGGCCGTCATCCCAAAGCTGGGCGACAATCATGCGGTGCTCATCAAACACACACGGCAGGTCTGGTCGGTCCGAAAACGACACTGTGCCATCGGACGCCCAAGCCCCCGGCGTAGCCTTCTCGCCAGCTTCTCGCAGTTGTTGGGATAGGGTCATGAGCGCTCTCCACTATATACCGGATCGCCGGGGAAGGTGTCGGGACAAGCCGCAACCGCTTCACGCCCTGCGTCGGTCAACTCCCACGCGCTGATCGGTCCGCCGGACTGGAACGGCATCCCGGTTCCGGGTAGCCCCCATATAGCGCGGCGAACCCATCCCGCTTTTTCCAGACCCCTCAGCGTTGGCCCAGTGGCTGGGCGCAGAACGCCGTTGCGACTTTCAACCTTTAGTTCTTTGGCAAGAAACGGGCGGCGCAATAGGCTGGGCTGGCGGGCAAAAGCCCGAAGGCAATGGAACCGAACCGCGGTTAAATAGGGAATGGTCATGCTTCACCTCGCGCTGCATCAAACCCGCGCAAAGCCGTGACCACACACCGGGCCGCGTCAATCGGCCGCCAGTCAACGTCCAGGCTGTCGCTGATCGCCTCGGAGATCAGGTCGGCCAGTTCGTCGTCATCAAGGGCCAGCGCGCCAGCGGCATCATACCGGACAGCGCCTTCAAACGGCTCATGCGACCACTTGCGGATCGTGGGGGCGGCGGTGAATTGGATGTAGATGGGGGTGGACAGCAAATGGTCCGCAAGTGCTTGTTCGTTCGCCATAGAGTCACGCTCCGTTCATCCGTCAAATGACGTGAAATCCGCGTTCTAGGCTTTGGTTTCTCGTTTACACCGAGAGGGTCAGCGGTTCGAGCCCGTTAGCGCCCACCACTGCTAGAACGCTTGAAATCTAGCTTTTCAGCGTAGTGCGGTCAATCAAAATCTTGTTGTTGTCGGGGGTGATGGTCAGCAAATGGTCAGCGCGCCACTTGTCGGCTGCGCGCTCCACCGAATGAAACAGCGTGGCCAGCGCCTTGGTGGTCTGGCGCATTTTCAGCGGGTCGCCGTGGGCGTAGCGTTCTGAGGTCCGTTCCAGCGTGTCGGTGCGGTCCTTATGGCCCAGCAAGGCGCTGATCTGTTCGCCGGGGACACCGCTGTTGCGCAGGTGCGATGCCACCGTGTGCCGGATCGTCTTGGGAACGTGTGTTGCCGGGATGCCCAGCTTGTCGCGCATAGTGCGCCACCAGCGCTTGCGGGATGCCACTGGTGAGCCGGTCCAGCTTTCCAGAATTGGCTTGAGCGGTTCGATCACCGGCACAATGGCGTTGCGCTTGTCGGTCTGCGGTGCGCCCTTGGGGTGCAAGTCGATCAGGTTGCCATGCCACTGGTGCGCCGGATCAAATGCCAGCGCTGCATCAGGGCGGGCGGCGGTTGCCAGCATCAGCCAGAGCCATTGCTGCACTTCGCGCTCCTGGTCGGCGTAACCGATGATCGCGCCCAGCTGCTGCACCGTGAAAACGTGTTCGCGCGCCTTGCTGCGCAGTTTCTTGTCCACGCTCGGAATGTTCGGGCGCATGGGAATGCGGCCAGCGGCTTCGGCGTGATTGAGGGCGGAGCGCAAATCCTCGATATTGCGCTGCACGGCTTCACCGGTGACGCCTTCGCTCTTGTGCTTGAACAGCTTGCCATCCCATTCAACGGCCCATTCGTGCGGCCCCATGCGCCAGCGGCGGAAGCGGGCAACCGACACCTTGTTAATGTCGGCCACACGCGCGCCGGTGGTCAGTTCGTCCTGCATCAGAAATCCGATCCACGCGCGAAAGCTGGAATGGATTGTGTCAACGCGCAGAACGTCCGGCCCATGTTCGCGCAGGTAATTGAACAGGTGGGGGACAAGTTCGGCCTCCTCGGTGTCTTGCGCGGTCTTGGATCGCTCGGCGGCTTCAAACGCGCGCAGGATGGCCTTCGCGCGCTCAAGGTCTACAGTCCGGCACTTAGTGCTGCGATAGACAACGGAGCGCGTTCCGGGCTTGTATGCGGCGATCTGCCAGACGTCCGGGGCCTTGCCGTCGCGGCGCTTGTCGAGCCAGTAGTTGCCGATGATGAGCGGTGATCGTTCGCGGGACATAGTTCGTCGGCCTCAATTTCTGCCAGTGCTTTCAGGATGCCGTAGCGGGCGAGTTCCTGTAGCTGTTCCTGCGTGAATGTCGCCCCTGTCCCGTTGCGAAGGGCGCGGCGGAACTTCGATGCAATGCTGTGTGCGCTCACCGCCCTTCCTCCAACACCGCCGCCAGCTTGGCGCAATAATGCTCAGCCTTCCGCGCGTTGACGTCCGGCGTGTCTTTGTCGTTCAGGCGCATCAGGTATTTCAGCGCATTGCCGCGATAGTAGGCCACGCGCTCAGCCAGCGGCCACGTGTCCACAATGTCCCACGGCTGAATTGCCATGCGCTGGTAGTGGTCGCCTGCGATCTGGGTGGCGTTGGGGTTGGCCATCACACCCCCTCCCGCATATCTTCCACCGCCCGCACAACATCGCCCACGGTCTGCCAGCGGTTCTCAGGATCGCCGCGAAACATGAACCCGCCCGCTTCCTCAAGGTCAGCCGCGATGCCCCACAGGTCCACCAGCGCAAGGCCCAGGCTTTCCAGTGTGGCGTCGTCGTGGATCAGGTGCCGGCGCATCGGGTGGACGCGCTTGGTTATGGCTTGGTGCGGGGTCATGCCACCTCCCGTTCAACGCGCTTCACCTCGAACAGGCGGAGCATGACCTTTGCCAGCGACGGACGGTCGCGGTTGGCCCACTGTTCCATCGTCATGGGCTTGAACGGAAGCGGCGGGTGGGCAGTGCCGTTCGCGCTACTGGCGTTGATCGTGGCTGCTTTGCTCATGCTGCCTTCTCCTTTGCGCGCTTTTCCTCGCGGGCCTTGCGCTCTCGGATGATCTTGCCGCGCGCCAGACTGATCGCGTCAATCAGGTAGAGCGCTTCGGAAGTAGCTTCATCATTGCCCATACGGACGGTCGCCACGGCGTTGCCATCGGGGCAGTCAAGGTTCGGCCCACGAACGCCAACCGATACGATCAGGTAGTCGTCCGATACGTCACGCAGCTTGTCGAGCAGGCCTTGCAGCGCGGTCATGTCTTCGTTCGTCATGCGAATAATCCGGCGGCGCTTGTTGGGCTGTCCCGCCGTTCCCTTGGTGGAAATCAGTTCTGTTCAGCCTTCGCGCGCACTTCGCGGCTGGCGTTGGCGTAGCGGACGATCTGGCCCTTCTCGTTGCGGAGGTGGGCAGCGTTACGCAGGTTGGTGAGAGTGCGGGACAGGCGCACGTTGCACACCCACAGCCAGCCCAGCGCAATCAGCAGCGGGCCAGCGTAGATTATGGCTTCAAGAATGGTCGCGTTCATGGTCATTCCTCCTTAAATGCTGTCGCCCAGGTCAATGCCGTGGCGGGCGCTGTATTCTTCGATCACTGCAAACAGATCGCTGAATTGTGCCTTGGTCATGCGGCTTGAACGGAAGCCCATCGGGACAAATCCGCGCCCATCGAGCGCCATTTCAAAGCGCTGGGCGTGGTCGAGCGAATGCAGGAACAGCGATTTCCAAACGTCGGGCGT